GATTCAATTGATAACGGCTGAATAATATCAGTTCCGTCTTCCCATTTTAATGTGCTTCTGGATGAATCGTAAATTATTTTACGAGTGTCGTTTTTGAGTGGGTGATGCGCAGTAAATTCAAAGGTTGCCATAGTTTATTCCAGTTATAAAAAGAAAATCCCACTACGTTTCCATAGTGGGATCGACATAGTATAAAGTTATTTATGCTAGTGTTTTAGTGAACATATTAACATTGGAGTATTTCTTATGACCAATTTTAACACGAACTGTATCCCCAGAAACAAGACCATTAGTAAGAACATTAAATGATCCAGAACCATTTGTTAATACAACCTCAGTTCTATCAACTGTTCCTACTGTTGGTTCAACATATACTTTAGTAACTGATGTATCAGAACATGCTACTGACACAGCGATTAAATCACCAGCAGCTGGAGAAGATACACTAGTAGAAGATGTAATTGTAGCAATTACTTTGCTAATTTTAACATCTTCATTAACAAAAGTATTTGGAGAATTTACTGTTGTATTAACTGTAACATTCCAACTTGATGGTTCTAGAGCATCAGAAGGGACTACATCTTCTGGTTGCAATACTTGGAATAAACAATCAGTAAATTTTGAATTTACTGATGGAACAAACATTCTAATTGGTTTAACATAATCAGTATCAGTAGGGAGAACTACAATATTTCTTTTTGTGGGGTAAGATAAATCAAATATACTTAATAGAGTAGTAGAGTTTATTTCTTCCTGTTCCCCAATATATTCCTTACCATTAAATGTCCAATACGATTGATCACAGAATCTATTATGATTTTTTAATGTATCTAGAGTAATTTTAAAATTGTATATAACTAAATCTTCAGTTTCTTCATCAAGTTTAGTTCTTGTTAGTTTATACTCTAACAAATTATCTGTTACATTTAGTATGTGATTAAGAGTGCACACATTGTGTGTTAACCAACCAAGATCTGATCCACTAAACCAAAATGGTGGTAGTTTAAGTTTTTTAATAGTTGCCATGTGATTACCTTTGGTTTAACAGTTACAGTTGCAATTGTGGCAATTTTGAGCATGGTGGTGTGGATCCATACCAGAGCCTGTATCTAAGTGAAAGTTATTAATTCTACCAGGTTGAATATTACCACAGTTTCCTTGACCACCAGCACTTCGCCCAAAAGAGAAGTCATTACCATTACGGTTTTTAGTATTATGTGGGACCCAACCACCATAGTTACCCAAGTTATTAGAGAACTGAGATAGCGAACCTGGCCAACCAGAAGAAGCAGAACCAGCATTACCAGAAATATTAGTAACAATAACTGCACTAGTGTTACCTTGAACTGAAGTAACAGGAACAGAAACAATAACCGCACCAGTGTTACCTTGAACTGAAGTAACAGCTGCAGCGATAGTTGGGTTACCAGCAGTACCATCACCATTAGTAACAGAGATACCAGCACCAGCAGTAATGGTACGACCAGCAGCAGTACCTGCGCCAGTTAGTACTGCAATACCAGTGGCAACACCAGAAAGTGCAGATAATTGAGCACCGTAGGCTTGTACATTAGTACCAATAACTAAACCAAGAGTAGAACGTGCAGTTGCTGCATCAGCGTCTGCCATATGACCACGCATATAACTAGAAGATGTATAGACTGAAGCAGTTCCTGAACCAGTAAAATATGGAGTAGCATTCGCTGCAGAAGTTAAACCAGCAAGAGCAGCAAGTTCAGCATCATATGCCTGAACATCAGTGCCGATGGCTAAACCAAGCGCAGTACGAGCACCAGAAGCTGTAGTAGAGCCAGTACCACCACCCGCAATAAGAACCGTATAGTTCAAACTCGCAGCGATAGAAGCAGTACCAGTTAGCGCAGCAGTAATAGTGCCAGCAGAAAAGTTACCAGAAGCATCACGAGCAACAATAGTATTTGCGGTATTTGTTGCAGCAGCCGAACGAGCACCAGAGTTAAATGTCAGAGTATCTGAGTTTAAACCAGAAGCAGCTGCATAACCAGTAACAGTATTAAGTTTTGATAATACGTCTGCAGCAGTGTAACTCGCTGCGGTTTGTCCGAGAGCGATCTGAGTAGAAATATTAGAGAAGTTTGCGTCAACTTCAGCGTTGGTAAGAGGACTACCTTTGGTAGATCTTAGTGTTAGCGATGGAGCAGTTATAGATGCCATTTAAGTTTCCTTAGTCAGTCTTATTTAGTAGATACCAGCTGTTGGAGTAGCTGTTTTATATCCGATAATTCATTCTTTATGTTATTTATGTCTTCTGTATGTTGAGAAATTTCAGCTTCTCGGGCTTCAGTCTTCTTCTTTTGAAAGAGATATTCTTCATATTCAGTTCTATTATTATTTAGGATTGCGCCAGTAGCTGTATCTCGAACTAAACTGGCGTGTCCCTCAACCTTCAAAAAGTCAATCATATTATGGACAAGCGATTAAACGGAAATCCTTGATGATTGGAACAGCAGAACTATTCGTAGAAGTCATAACCAGTTTTACCTGCATAGTATCAAACGAGTTCATTCCTGTTAGTGTATAAGTAATATCACTAAAAGTAGGATCTCCATTATCTACTTTAGTAATAACACCATCCGCAGTCATCAAAGTATATTTAGTAGTTGTCAATTGTGAAGCATCACCAGTACAAGTTTTATAGTATACCGCTACATTTGATTCTGCAGGAAGATTTGCGCTAATCATGACACGAACATATGTAGAAGAATTTGCAAATTTAACAGGAGTAGTTACATACTTACTTATAGAAGTACTTCCAACTGGAGCAATCTCATCAGCGAATAGGATTCTAGTAGTAACAGTAGTTCCAGAAACTGCAGCCTCACCAGTAAAGGTAGTATTTAAAGTAAGAGTGGCAGTAGTTCCATCATCCGTAAAACCAGTAACTAGGAAAGTTCCATTATTACCAGAAGAAGTAGCAGAACTAATAGTTACGTATTTACCGATCCCGATACCAGCCATGGCAGTTCTAACACCAGAAATAGTAGAAGTTATAGTTCCACCAGAAGTAAAAGTAAATGCTCCAGTAGAATAAGCAAAAGCAGTTACATTGTCTAACGCTGATACATTAGTATTGCTCTGAGTTGGTACGTTTAATTTATTACTAATTGCAATTAAACTCGTACGACTGGTATCAATAATTGGAGAAACTGCATTATTTGTAGTTGATAGTTGAGCAGAGAAAGTTAAGGATTTGTTACCAGAAAGCAAGACACTTTCATTACTTTCAGAACAAATCATTCTTGGTGTATAAAATACATTATTTTGATTTCTTAAAGCAGGTGAGAAACCAGAATCAATAACATTTGGTGTTTGACTACCATCAACCGATTTACCAGAAGTAGTTTTAATAGAGAATGTTGTAGTTGTATCAGAGAAGTTCTGCATCTGAACAAATGGATTTATCATGTCATACTGGACATTTCTACTTGCCTTGACTAGTGTTCCTCCAGTATAACCTGAGATAGTTGCGTTACTAGTAGTGCTAAATGTATAGCAATGCATATCTACATTACCAATAATATGAGTAGTATACATTTCGATAGCAGGAATACCGTTAATCGGAGCAACGTATTGGAATGCTGCAGCGGTAACTGCAACTCCAGAATTGGAACTTAGAGTTAATGAAGTATTGCTTGCGATTGCTGAAACCGATCCAATTAATATATCCTGCGAGTTATACAAAGCAGAACCAACTGCCAATTCAGTAGAGAAAGCAGTTCCTACGCCAGTAACAGTTGCGCTACTAGTTGAAGCAGTAATAGTTCCAGTTCCTGGATCATTAGCATTAACTGCAGAGATATCTACTGTAGATCCAGTCGGCATACCATGATCATAGTGCCACACACGAACTAAATTAGAACCAGAAACAGTTTGAAATGGATCATTATCTAATGTATCATATGGTAGAACGTCATTAACAAATTCAACATCACCAACTACTGCAGTATTAAATACGGCACGATTAATAACAAATTTAATATCAGCGTTATCATCTTGAGTCCAAGTGGATGCATTCTGTGATTTAAACATTACGCCAGCGTATGGTTGCTCAGAAATGGTTCTTCCAGATCCTGGGATTTGATCTCCCATATAAGATACCCAGATATTATAATTATTAGAGTCAGACTGAAGAACAAAACAATATTCAGTTGCGTCTTGTAAATATACTGGGCTATCAAAAGTAACTGTAGTTGCAGTATCATAAGTGTGCTTAGAAGTACCATCTGGCATTACAACATAATTGGCAGATAAATTCACATCTTCAGCACGTTTAGTTACAACACTAAATGGTAGAATAGTTTTACCTGGAACACCATTTACCATCTCACGAACCTGCAAAGTAACTGGAATTGAACTATCTTTTGTAGCAAAGAAAATATCAATAGAAGTTATAAATGCACCACCTTTCTGTTGCACCAAGAAAGATTGCGCAAGTGGATCATACCAAGCAGTACCAGAACCAATTGCTTTACTGGAAGATTGCCATACAGTTTGGTTACCACTTATCTGTTCTTGAACAATTTGCCCATTTCTAACAGCATTAACTGTCTTCTGAGTATTATTTAAAGTACCAGTGGCTTCATAGGTAACAATACCACGAGAAGTATAATCTCCTGCGTATGTTGATACATCTGCTAATTTGAACTCTCTCTTACCAGTTCTAAAACGAACTGAATCAGTTTGGGGAATATTAAATAAGAATTCAACATCACCACTGGCAGTAGTTACTAAAGTGCTTGGAGTAGTTACTGAAACAACAACACCCTGTGCTGTACTAATAGATCCAGAGATAGTATCATTTTGGCTAAATGTACCTTTAATATTAACAATACTTAAACAATAAGCACTATTCTGATCTAAGTATACATTTACAACAACAGCAGAAGCGGTTCCTGCACCATTAGTGATAACATCTCCAGCATTTAAACATACTTGAGCATCACCAAGGATTCTTCGTTTTAATTCAGAAGCCTGACCACCGACATTTGATTTAAAATCAAAAGTTCCAGATGATGGAGTATAAATCATCTTAGACGCAGGAGTACAATACGCACTAACATCTACTCCATCAAAATATGGGTAGAATTTAGTTAATGGTTTTAATTTGTGCGCCTGAACAAGAATATTTCTTGAACGGATATAAGGAATAATTGCAGTAGAAACTGTAACATCTGAGACTGTTTCATAATCAGTCTTAAGAGCCATCTTAGTTTCAATACCAGATCTTGATTGTCCAACCTGAGTAGCGAATGTTTGGGATACTGTATAACTACCAGCATTAATACCCCAGCCACCATTTAAACTAAAATTACCATTAGTTATACCACGTGCCTGCGCATATCCAGCAGCTGCTCCACTATATACTACTGGTCCAGCAACAGTTACGCCTGTCCATTCAGTCTGCCATGCATTCCAAACAGTGCCAAGAGCACCTGATTTTTGCGCAAGAGTTAAAATAGTATTATAGTTACCTTCAACCTGTTGGATAATATCTGGTAGACGATTTACTTCAAACCAGTCATCTGATGGTGGATTTAATTGAACATCACCAATAAAAGTAAAGATAGCAAATGGATTAATATTCTCTAAACGAGAAGCATATTGCTGTGTAATTAATGGTGTAGTAGTATATGGTAATGTAATTAGATCGCCAGTCAACTTATAGTTTGCTGAGGTTCTTGCAGAATTATTAGAATATTTTTCCAATAAATTAACATTATACATAGAATAGAATGGGCGTAACTGATTGTTTTCCATATCAATTGCGCACATATAATCTAATGATTTACTATCTGCTATTTTACCACCAGTAAAATTATCAACAACAAATCCATTCTTCATACGATCTAGACCACTAGAATCAGTAATCTTCAATGATTGAGTTTCTTGCTCAAGCATTGATAGTGAAGTATAATACTCTAAGTT